GATTGCGATTGAGTGCACAACAAGTATTAGATGCACTGGATATAGAAGATGGAGAAAGTTAATGTCAGTTTCTACTAGTGATGTACTTGAAGTATTAAATAGTAAGAAAGATATTATAAATACTTTAATAGATAATACTATATCAAATAGTGTAGAAATTGTAAAAGATGGGCTCAGGACTAGAAGTGTTTCTAGAAATGAACAGAATACTGAAAATCTAACTTACGATGATTATGATGACATACTGACACGAATAAGAAAAATATATAAATCTTGTACGTCAGAAGAACAGAAGTATCTGAAAACAATATTAGAAGAAATTGTTAATTTTGGGTACTCACAAACTTATCAAGACATATGGCTTGCAGATTACAAAGAAATTCCAGTAGATATACATACATTTATATGTGATGATAGATACCTTGGAAAGACAAATAGAAATGGTGAAGCTGTTTATCCATTTTGGCATAAAACACTTGAAGAAATATTTAGAGAAGGAAACAAATACGAAGAATGCTTCTTTACAGGAGCAACTCGTATTGGCAAATCATCAACAGCTATAACTGCAACAGCTTACATGTTATATAAGTTGATGTGTCTCAGAGATCCTCAACAGTTTTTTGGTAAGAAAGATGTATCTATATTTTCAATACTTTTCTTTAACATAACAAAAGATATGGCTGCTGGAGTAGCTTATAGAGAATTTAACGATACACTTAGAATGAGTCCGTGGTTCAATGAACATGGTACATTTTCTAAGAGTGAGAGGAATTTCTACTATATTCCAGAAGGCGGAAAGGTAGTTATAGATTATGGTTCAGATGCTGCACATGGATTAGGTAAACAAGTTTTTGTAGGATTCATGGATGAGTTGAACTTCGCTCGTGCTGGTATCAAAGATGTAAATAAAGCAAAAGAGCACATGCAAGATCTTTACAATACAATAGCTGACCGTGTTAAGGGTACATTTAGGATGGAAGGCGAAGTTTATGGTAAAATATTTGCAGTAAGTTCTAAGCGAAGCGACAGCGATTTCATGGAAATGTATATACAGAATCAACTTCAGGCGGGTGCAGGAGATCACATATATGTTTCTGATGCTCCTCAATGGGAAGTATTACCACCTTCCATGTTTAGAAAAGAAAAATTTTATATTGCTGTAGGTGATAGATACAAGAAGGGATTTGTTGTTTCAGATACTGTAGCAAGTAATAAAGAATCTTTAGATAAACTAGAGTCGGAAGGTTATAAGCTACTTACGCCTCCAATAGATATGAAGTCACAATTTCTAGCTGATTTTGATATAGCTTTACGAGATCTTGCAGGAATATCTGTTCCAGGTGCATTATCATTCATAACACAGATGCAAGTTTCGCAGTGTATAGGAGTGCGTCAAAATCCCTTCTTAGTTGAAATATTAGAAATAGGCACAGATGATAGACTTACTATAGAAGAATTCTTCGATATAAATAAGATAGATAAGAAGTATTTTTCTATGAAACATTTTATACATCTCGACTTATCTTTAAGTGGAGATAAAACAGGTATTTCTGATGTGTGTATATCAGGAAGAAAAGATGTAAAGGATAAGGATGGTAAAGTTGTATCTATGCCGTCATTCACTCATATATTCTCAGTATCATTGAAAGCACCTAGAGGTTCTCAGATACCGTTTGACAAGATAACAACTTTCCTTGTTTGGCTAAGAAAACAGGGTATCAACATATATGACGGAATAAGTCGAGACCAGTATCAGAGTGAATACATAGCTCAGTTACTTGAAGCGAAAGGACTTGGTAAAGTACCTAAAATTTCATTAGATAGAACTCCAGATGGTTATATGGCTTTTCGGTCGGTTTTATCTGAAAAACGAATAGATATGTTAGATGTAGAGCAACTACAGAATGAATTGATTCATCTTCAAAGAGATTCGTTTTCAGGTAAGGTGGACCACCCGGTAGGAGGGGCAAAGGACATGGCGGATAGCATGGCCGGAGCAGTTTGGAACGCTATACTTAAGAATCCAGGTGTACCTATAAAAGGAACATCGGTTGCTTCTGCAATTTCAAGTGTGAATAGACCTAGGACATCAGCTAAAAATTCTGTTCCAGCTATGTTTCCCGGTTTAACAAATAATAGAAATAATACTAGGAGGTATTAAAATGTTTGTAAGAAACTTTCTTTCAGCTGGGGACTACTTAGAAATAGTCCCAATTGGTCTCCCTTTAACACTTCAGTATGATGTTCATGGTGGACTTGAAAAAGTGTTATTTAAGTATGAAAATGACTCAGTAGATGTAACTGAAACTTTGAGACCGGTCCTTCTAAACAATAAGTTAGTTCCTAGAAGAATTCCTCTCAAAAATGGAACATCTTGGATACTCGGAGTTATGTATACTCAAGATAATCCATCATCTGTTGGAAATATTCCAGATGATTTAAAAGAAGAATATATAATCCATTTATCAGAACATCCTGAAAGATTTAAATTCTATGCAGGAAGTGTATCCAGTATGGCAAGCGTATTTCATGGAGCTGTGCCGATACGTCAGTGGTTAAGTTTATCGGGATTCAATCTATTGCCGGGATATGTTATACCAGCGGAACTAGCTGAATATAATTTTGATAAGTTGGTTACAAGTAGAAACTTTCCTTTTGAATATCCTCTGTTTCAAGGATATTTAATATTTAAACGATCGGATGTTAAGTACTACGATTTAGGTTTCAAACAAGATAAAGTTAAAGGATCAGAAATTGTTGTTTCTGATGAGGGTTACTTAAAGGTGACGTTGTCCTTGACAAAGCGACCCGATATGATAGTTGATTATTCTGAATATGTAAGGATGAATCTTCAGTCTGGTGTTATTATATTGTTAGATGAATCTGATAAGATACTTTATTCAGTTGATCCTGATGATCAGCGTAACTCATTGCTTAAGGTAAACGGGTCAAGTGTAACTTGTCCTGTTTGTGGTAAGGTCTATTCCTTCAGCTATAATCAACCTGTAATATGTACAGATGAACATTGTAATTCTAGATTGTATCCTCGAGTAAATCAACTTCTAAGTACATTTGGTCTTCCTGAAATATCTAAAGATAGGTATGATAAGATAATACTTAACGTTGGTAGCATATTCTCTGTACCGGATATACTTGATGAATATGGATACAAGAGTAAGAAAATAAGTACGACATTGTCAAGATTACTTCGTGCTATTGTTCCGCAGTCAGTCATAGGTAAATTTGATGCTTTTGATAGTTTTTGTAATAGGTGTAACAACAGCGTTGATTCTGTTAAATATTACATTGATAATCCAGATAAAGCTAATCAAGATCTGAAGTTGTATGAATGTAATACATCGTATGTTAATTTCTTGAAATGGCTTTCAAATAAAGAAAATGCAATGGATATACATTCACTACTTATGAATGAAAACATTGAAATAACAGATTCAAATAAAACACTTCCAAATGTAGCTCCTATATTTAGAGGAACTAAGATATGTATTACAGGTAGGTTCAGACACGGTCCTGAAAGTAAAATAGTTTCAATACTAGGAAGTTATGGCGCAGAAGTAGTAACACGTTATAGTGATGATGTTAGTTTTGTTGTTGTAGGTGATACTAAAGAAGGTGTAAACGGTCCTGTAACTCGTAGTGCAAAACAAGATAATAAGACAATATATGATGAATCTGATTTCTTCAAACAATTTGAAATTGATCAAGATTTGGCTGAGAACCTTTAATATCTTGGGAGGTTTAGATAGAAATGGCTAAAAATAAATGGTTATCTCGTCTAGTTCCTAGGCGGAACATACTTTTAGACAACGCTAAGTCTTTTCTTAGATTTGTTACAACTGGATCTATCTATAGAATATCTGATGTAAGGGGAGATACAAGTTTTTCAGATATTCGTACTCAGATAGATACTATGCGTGCCCTTGCTAGAGACTCTCAAATAAATACAGCATTGTCCTACTATGCAACAGATGCTACTACAGTTAATACTGCAGGAGATGTTATATGGGCAACAGCAATAGACGATAAAGCTAAAGATGTTGCAGAAGTAGTAAATGCTTTATTTAAGCGGTGGAATGTTAATCATTATGCACGAGATCACATATTAGAGCTTGCTACAGTAGGTAATCTTTATGTACCTACAACATATCTTTATAGAGATAATTCTAGTACATATTCAAGACGTGGTGTAGTATTAGATAATAATACAATACCAGATCCTGAGTTTGATATTGTCCCCGCATATAAAATACCTCCTGAAAGTATACTGCATATATGGTATCGAGGAACACCAAAAGGTTATATACTTGAACCGGAGGAGCAGCTTAGTGATTTACTCATACTTCCTGAGTTAGCTGTCATACATTTTTCTCTAGGCGGATTGTTAGGGGATTATACACTAAATTCAACAGATAACGATGGTAATGAAATTGAATACGATATTCAGTTTGCAGAACCTCTTATGGCTCAAGCTGTTCAGCCTACGCAGACTCTTAGTTTATTAGAAGATGCTGTTGTATTATCTTCATTATCCCGTACAATTAAATTTATAAATGTTGAATGTGGTACAGAAGAAGATGAAATAAGAGATTCTCTTCAGCAAATCAAAGATGCAATTGAGCAGCAGCTTTCACTTAATACAGCTACTGGAGATGCTCAATCATATGTTAATCCACAGAGTCCTAACAATCTAATATATCTTCCAAAGATAAATGGAAATGTTGCAATAGATATAACCGATTTAAATATGGCAGAAGCGTCAGATGCTGATAACAAGCTACTTGAGTATTATCAAGATAAAAAATTATCTGTTTTGGGTGTTCCTAAAGAAGCAATGAACTTCTCTTCAAATGAAGGTCTTGGAGGTGCAGGTTCTGTATTATCTCAACGGTCTGCGTTGTATGCAAATTCTCTTCAGAGACTTGAAACTGCATACATGGAAGGTTGGAGAGATGCTTTAAATAAGTATTTCATATCACGAAATATGTCAGGATTTGTAGATAAGTTCATACTTCATATGAATCCTATAATCACAACACAATCAACTGTACAGTTTGAAAAGAGAGATTCAGCATTAGCTCAGGCTCAGACACTTGTACAACTTTTGAAAGACATCGGTGTATCAGATGATGATTCATATAGAAATTCTTTAGTTGAGATACTTTCTGAAGTATTTCCGCAGATGGGTTCTGATGCACGGAATTGGGATGTAAATTTAGAATCAGCGGAAGAAGGAGGTGGAGAAGGTGCTTTCTAGTTTAGAGCTGACAAAAACATTTTTTCATGATCTAAAACAATACAATTCTACAAATTTTCGTAGTATTGAGAAAGCCGACCTTGCAGTAGATGATGCTACTGTTCATAAAGCATTTTCAAGTGTTGTAACACGTTATTTTATTTTCTGTGAACGTCATCCAGAGATATCCGATACAGAAAAGCGAATATTATACTTCAAATTGAAGATAGATATGATAGCAAGATACTTCAGCGAGTATCCAGATACAAACTTAGATTTGCTGAAAGCATTTCAACTTGAATTGCGACAAGCTGCAAAAGATGCAAGAGGTGATTCAGATTGAAGCAACTTCCATTAAGATACAACATATCTAACTGGAGACAGTTATCCGGATGTTTATCTAACAATAGTAGAAACTTAAGTATTCATGTTACAGAATTTTATAATCAAACCCCACTCAATGGACTAAGAATAAGTGTCGATCATAGTGTACTAGGGACATTATTTGCTTGTGTTGTGAATGCTAGAGGTGATATTGTAACTTGTTATGATGAACAAGCTATGATGCACGAATTTACAACACAAGAAATATTAGAAGAATTACACAAATATGGATTTTTTGTAACATTTAATCCTAGAGAGAATCTCAAAGGTAATCAGATTCAGTTCTTGATGACAGTTAATCAGATAGGTTATGATAAAATTCGTGTAATGTATGTTTACAATACCGATACAGGTGTTAAGTTGTCTAAATGGTATGTTGTAGTATTTAAATCTAAACATCATCCTATGTGGCTAGATAACACATATAGTTGTTCTGAAAAAGAATTTAAAGAAGCACTTGCTAAGGGTACTGCTATGAACATAACTGATATTTGTGAATGTCATAAATATCGTTGGGATTGGTTGGATTATGTCGGCAACATAGATGATATAATTTTAGATAATGCGGGTGATGATTATGTCAGTGAATATAGTAGGTCCTGATATAAAGTTAATGCGAAAGAGGTACGATGAAGCCCTTGCTATGCAAGGTGTTCCTGCTTTTTATCAGTATCCTCTTATGGCTACTTCAAATTCGCAAGGTGAGTCGGTTGTTGACAGTTATTCGGATCAAATAGATACACATGTTTTCTTTGATGGGAATCCAAAAGTAAAAACATTCAAACGACTTGGTTGGGTTGTTGAAAATGATCAGAATCTTCCATTTTTAATACATTGCAGTTTCAATCTGCCTCAGGTACAGAGGGATAGTGTATTTAGATTCGGAGGCGGGCATTATTCTGAATTACCTGATAGAGTATTTAAAGTGACAGAAATAACATATGATTTGCAAGCACCTGATCACATAGTTTGTCAAGTTGTACCTGTTTATGACAACAATATCACAGGGAGAACTGACAGAGAA